TCCAATTAATTTCAGAACAAACTCTTGTGTATAGACCTATAGAAAAAGAACTCTATACAGAGCAAACTGTAAAAGAAAAGTTTAATGTTACTCCCAACAACTTCTTACTTTATAAGTTATTAATGGGAGATAACTCTGATGGTATCCCAGGTATTAAAGGTTTAGGCCTTAAAAAACTCTATAAACTTTTTCCTGAATTAACAGGAGAAGATATGGAATTGGATGATTTGTTAGATTTATGTGAAAATAAGTTAGAAGAGCATGTAATATACGCTCGTGTTTTGCATGATATAGAATTATTAGAAACCAAACATAAAGTTATGGATCTATCAAACCCTATGATAGATGATAAAGATAAAATGTTTATAGATAAGTTTGCAGAAACTGAATCTATTAATTATCTTCCATCTCAATTTATTGAAATGTACCAACAAGACCAACTTGGAGGTATTATAAGAAATGTTGATGTTTGGCTTAAAGATAATTTTGAAAATTTGTTGGAAGATAAATAAATTATTGTTATATTTAAATAAAAGTTATAAAAAATGACGTTAAAATCAATTGACGAGTACGGACCGGTTTTCCAAATGAAAGTAATTTCTTCATTATTAACCCATAAAGAATTTTTACAAAACATAAATGATGTTTTAGATGAAGAATATTTTTCTAACCCTGCACATAAATGGGTTATAAATGAAATTTTAAACTATTACGAAAAATATCATACTACTATTTCAATGGATATTTTAAAAGTTGAAATGAAAAAAGTAGAAAATGAAGTACTTCAAGTTTCAATTAAAGAACAACTTCGCGAAGCATATAAAGCAGATATAGAAGATTTAACCTATGTTCAAGAAGAATTTTCTGCATTTTGTAAAAATCAACAACTTAAAAAAGCATTATTAAATAGTGTAGATTTACTTAAAGCAGGTGATTATGATTCTATAAAATTTATGATTGAATCAGCTATGAAAGCAGGCCAAGACAAAAATATAGGACATGAATATGGAAAAGATATAGAATCTCGATATAGAGAAGATCATAGAACAATTGTACCTACCCCTTGGGAACCCATTAATCAATTAATACAAGGTGGTTTAGGTAATGGTGATTTAGGATTAATATTTGGTAATCCTGGTGGAGGTAAATCTTGGACATTAGTTGCTTTAGGTGGATTTGCTGTTAAATTAGGATACAATGTAATTCATTATACTTTAGAATTAAGTGAATATTAGGATACAATGTAATTCATTATACTTTAGAATTAAGTGAATCATACACAGGTAGACGATATGATGCATTTTTTACTCATGTTCCTGTAGATACACTAGAAAAACACAAAACCAAAGTAGAAGAAACAGTACCCGAACTACCAGGAGAATTAATAATTAAAGAATATCCTATGGGTAAGACTACAATGTCTACAATAGAGGCTCATATTAAAAAAGTAACAGATTTAGGAATGAAACCTGATTTAATTCTTATCGATTATATTGATTTACTTTCAACAAAAAAGAAAACTGCTGATCGTAAGGGAGAAATAGATGATATTTATACTAGTACTAAAGGATTAGCAAGACAATTAAATTTACCTATTTGGTCAGTTTCACAAGTAAATCGTGCAGGTGCTAAAGATAATGTCATAGAAGGAGACAAAGCAGCTGGTAGTTACGATAAAATGATGATCACAGATTTGTCTATATCCTTATCAAGGAAAAAAGAAGATAAAGTTAACGGAACAGGAAGATTTCACATTATGAAAAACCGATATGGGATGGATGGCCTTACTTACCAAGTAAATGTAGATACTACTATTGGTAAAATAGAAATAGGTGATGTCTATGATGATGAAGCTGATACTGTTACACCTGGTTCTTCAAGTTACGAAAACTTTGACAATTTAGATCGTAAAATGTTAAAAAATAAGTTTTTCGAATTAAATTCATAACACTAAAAATTTTTTAAAAATGCCAAACAAATCAAATTTATTGAAAGAAAGAATAGTCTATAAACCCTTTGAATATCAGGAGGCAGCAGATTATTGGTTAAAACAACAACAAGCACATTGGTTACATACCGAAGTACCTATGATGTCAGACATTAATGATTGGAAACAAAATTTAACAGAAACAGAAAAAAACATAATTGGTTCTATTTTAAAAGGTTTTGCTCAAACAGAAACAGTAGTAAATGACTATTGGTCAGGATTAGTAACAAAATGGTTTAGAAAACCTGAAGTTATAATGATGGCTACAACATTTGGTGCTTTTGAAACTATCCATGCAGAAGCATACTCACTATTAAATGAAACTTTAGGGTTAGAAAATTTTGCTGAATTTATGGAAGATGAAGCAACAATGGCTAAAATTGAAAACTTAACAACTATTAGAGATAGTTTTAATAATGAAACAAGTACTCATGAAATTGCAAAATCTTTAGCTATATTTTCTGCCTTTACAGAAGGTGTAAATTTATTTTCTTCATTTGCTGTTTTACTTTCATTTAAAATGAGAAATAAACTAAAAGGTGTAGGACAAATAGTTGAATGGAGTATTAGAGATGAATCATTACACTCAGAAGCAGGTTGTTGGTTATTTAGAACTTTGATTGAAGAAAACCCTGAATTAAAAACACCTGAATTAGAGGCAGCAATTAATGAGGCAGCTTTACTTTCACTTAAACTTGAATTAGATTTTATAGATAAAGTTTATGAATTAGGTGATCTTGAAGGTTGTTCAAAATATGATCTTCAAAATTTTATCAAAAATAGAATAAACACAAAACTATCAGACCTAGGATATAGACCAATCATTTTAGATGTTGATTTAACAGCAGTTAAAAATATGAAATGGTTTGATTCATTAAGTGCTGGTAAACAACACACAGATTTTTTCGCAAATAGAGTAACAAATTATAGTAAAGGACACATTGAGTGGGATACTTCCTCAATATTTTAAATTATGGATAACAATTTAGTAGCAGATTACACACAGTGGGAAAAAGGTAAAGACTACCCTGAATTTTTAGATGAAGTAGCTTTAGCTACAATTTCAAAAGGATATCTTTTACCTGGTGAAACACCTAAAAAGGCATATAGAAGAGTAGCAAATGCAGTAGCTGATAGATTAAATCGACCTGATCTAGCTGGAAAATTCTTTAAATATATTTGGAATGGGTGGATTGGATTAGCTTCACCTGTTTTATCAAATACGGGAACAGATAGAGGCTTACCTATTTCATGTTTTGGAATTGATACACCTGACTCAGTTAGAGGTATTGGTTTAACAAATGCTGAATTAATGAGGTTAACCTCTTATGGTGGTGGAGTTGGNATNTCTTTATCTAAAATTAGAGGNAGAGGCTCACAAATTAAAGGAAATGGTAAAAGTGAAGGTGTAGTGCCTTGGGCTAAAATTTATGATTCAACAATTATAGCAACCAACCAAGGATCTGTAAGAAGAGGAGCAGCATCTGTTAATTTAAATATAAATCATTCAGATATAAAAGAGTATCTTCAAATTAGAAGACCTAAAGGTGATCCAAACAGACAATGTTTAAATTTACATCAATGTGTAGTTGTTGATGATGCTTTTATGAGACGGTTAAATGATCGGGATCAAGAAGCAATGGATTTGTGGTTAGAAATTTTAAAATCACGAGTTGAAACAGGTGAACCTTACATTATGTTTGAAGATAATGTTAATAAGGATAACCCTATGGCGTATCTAATGAACAATTTAAACGTATCAATGACCAATATCTGTTCTGAAATAACACTCCACACAGATGAAGAGCACTCGTTTATATGTTGTTTATCTTCGTTGAATTTAGCAAAATATGATGAATGGAAAGACACAGATGTAGTTGAAACTGCTATTTATTTTCTAGATGGGGTAATGGAAGAATTCATACAAAAAACCAATGGTCAAGAATCAATGATTCGAACCCATAGACATGCTATGAAAGGTAGAGCATTAGGATTAGGTGTAATGGGTTGGCATACATTTCTACAAAAGAAAAATTTACCATTTAACTCAATTGCCTCTACAGCTTGGACACATACTATTTTTAGTAATATAAAACTTAAAGCAGAAGCAGCGAGTAGACAGTTAGCTCAAGAATATGGTGAACCACTTTGGTGTAAAGGAACAGGTATGAGAAATACTCATGTTTTAGCCATTGCCCCTACTGTATCTAACTCTAGAATTAACAATTGTTCAGCAGGTATTGAACCATATCCTGCTAATATGTACACGTTTAATGGTGCTAAAGGTACTTTTATAGTTAAAAACCCTGAATTAGAAAGAATTTTAGAAGAAAATGGACATAACACAGAAAAAACTTGGGATCAAATTTTAGCTGATGATGGTTCTGTTCAAAACTTACCAAGTGAGGCATTA